AGGCTCTGATCGCCCTAGAGGCGATTGAGCAGCACATTCGCGGGCGGCTGAAACACGGCGAGCCGACCGACGCACGCCGCGAACTGGAAGAAATACGCTCTACACTTCCTTACGAATTGTTGAATCTGTTGCGCTGAGATCGTTTCTGAAACATTTCCCATTCGATATGTTACGCCAGTTTTTTTGCGACAGAACCTGACACTACACGCCGCAGAGAGGGACGCGATGCGTGACGTTCTCGCAAGACTAATGGAGTGGATGGAAACGTCCGAAGTGGACGACGCCCACATTGTCCTGCGTAACGCGATCACCGAGATCGCTGGACTGCGGGCGCGGCTGGACGAACTTCGATCCGAGAACGCTCGCCTGCGTGGGCTGTGCGGGCTGGCCCCGAAGCAGCCGATACCCGACTTGCGCTCTTGAGCGAAAGTAGAGACATGAGCGAGAGCAAGGACTACACGTTCACCGTCAAAGACTTGCTAAGCAACCTTCGGATGCTTGGCGACCACTATCAGTCGCTCAGCCTCGGCATGGAATCTGGCTTCGGCTGCCGTGCGGATGACGCAACCGCAGTCATACGGGCTGCGGAAAGCCTGATCTGGCAGGTGCCATTCTGGAGAGCCGTGAGCGAACAACTGCCGCCCCGGCCTGCCAGCGAATGGGAGGACAGCGTTGCCGTTCTCGGGTGGAGCAAGAGCAACGGCACTGGCATCGCTCATTGCATCTTTGATGATGACTACGGCAATCGGTGGAGTTGGGAGTGCGTCGGTGAGCCGACCCACTGGATGCCGCTGCCCGAGCCGCCGGAGGTGAAGTGATGGATCGCTGGGAACGGGTGATGTTTTACGCAATGGCCGCCCACTGCTTCTTTGAATCCCTGCGGAACTTTCTGGATAGGTTCCTGCCAGCCTGAAGTGCGCTATAGCGGCGAGAGACGGCTGCAAGCCAACTGGACGCTAGGCATAGGCTGAACGCATGCACGTTTGTGCGTGAAGCACCCCCCCCCACCATGCCGCAACGCATCCCCCCCCATATACCGCCGAGGCTATGCCCCCCGCGACGCCGCGACGATTCAGGGCGGCCCAACGCATATGCACGGGGCTATACCGACAAGAGGCACCGGGCGTGGCGACAGGCTGTGTTGACGCGTGACGGGTGGGCCTGCCGGTCCTGCGGGACTGTGTGCAACACTAACCACGCAGATCACATTGTTCCCGTCGCGCTCGGAGGAGAGCGGTACGACGTAACTAACGGTCAGTGCTTGTGCATCGCTTGCCACGGCAGGAAGACGCGACGCGAGCAAAACGAGGCCGAAAAAATAAAAACAGTCAAAAAACCTGCCGAAAAAACGCTTTTTTCGGCGGGGGAGGGCGGGTAAAATCACCCCACCTTTGCCCAATAAAAACCCCGGTCGTTTCTGATGAACACATTTCCGCAGGAAACCGCAAGGGGGTAGGGCCTAGCGTTTGACAAAACCCGCATCCTGCGGGAATGGCAAATCGAAACAGGTTCCCAATTGCGTGCGCAAACGCAGGGTGCAGCAAAACTTTCTATGTAACCCCAAGCCGTTACGCCAAAGGCGTTCGCTGCTGCTCTTGGCAATGCAGGGCAGAGCACATGCGGCTCCCTGATTGCTTCTGCCAAAATCCGGCATGCGGCAAAAAAATCGAAAGGCCGCCACAAGGGCCTCGCAGCACAAAGCTAGGAAAAGACAACCGAAAATACTGCTCCCCAAAGTGCTACGCAGATCACCGTTGGGGCGCGAGTAGGCCAGGCACAGGATGGGGCGAGGTGGGCCGGAAGAAGGCCGCCGCCTCAGCGCTGGCAACATCACTACGAAAGAAGTGCCGCCTGCTCAAAGTGCCAGACGACCCGGAGTGCACAAGGCTTGCGGTATGCGCGAGGGACGGGTGGGTGTGCCAATTGTGCGGCATTGACTGCAACCGCGAGTACGTCATTGATCCGGCTACCAGGCGGCCAGACGACAGGAACGCCGAGCACGACCACATCATTGCGACTACCACGCCCGGCAGCCCCGGCAATGTCTTTCCTAACTCGCAGTGCCTATGCCGTAAATGCAACAATAAGAAGCGGGCCAGCAGCAATGGCCAGCTTCGACTTGACTTAGAAGGGTCGGTGAAACGATGGGAAAGCGGGGCCCGAGGCCAACGCCAACGAAACTTAAGCTCCTCCGTGGCAACCCAGGCAATCGGCCGATCAACAAGAGCGAGCCGCAGCCGTCCGCAGATGGCGTTGTGATGCCGCCCCACCTGGGCGAGGTGGCCGCAGCAAAGTGGGCCGAGGTGCTGCCGCTGCTGCAGGCCGTCAAGGTGATGACTCGTGCCGACATCGAGGCGTTGGCCCGTTACTGCGACACCTACGAGTGGTGGCTTGCCACCCGTGCGAAACTCAAGAAGGAAGGCGACACGTACCCGATCCTGAACGACAAGGGCGACGTGAAATACATCGCCCAGCGTCCAGAGGTCAGCATTGCCCACAAGCTCGCCGTGCAGTTGAGGCAGCTGGAGCAGGACTTCGGGCTGAACCCAAGCGCTAGAACCGGCCTGCATGTCGAAGAGCCGAAGCAAGAAGACGAAGACGACGCCCGCATGTTCGCTTGATGCGAAGGCTGCGGACATCGCGGTGCGGTTCTTCGAGGAGAACCTGACGCACGCGAAGGGCGAACTCGGCGGCAAGGCGTTTTTGCTGGAGCCGTGGCAGAAGGAATACGTCGGCCGGTTATTCGGCACGATGAAAAACGAGGTGCGGCAGTACCGCACGAGCCTGCTGGCGATCCCCCGCAAGAACGGAAAGAGCACACTGTGTGCCGGGATCGCCCTCAAGCTGATGTTCGACGGGGAGCCGGGTGCCGAGATCTACTCGTGCGCCGCTGATCGCGACCAGGCCCGGCTCGTCTTCGAGATGGCGAAGGTCTGCGTGGAGAACTCGCCCAAGTTGCGCAGCCGCCTGCGGGTGTTTCGCAATTCCATCGTGCGGGAAGACACGCACTCAACGTACAAGGCACTCTCGGCCGAGGCGTTCACGAAGCACGGCCTGAACGCTCACGGGATTATCTTCGACGAGCTGCACGCCCAGCCCGACCGGGAACTGTGGGACGTGATGACCACGAGCACCGGAGCCCGGCGGCAGCCGTTGTGCGTGGCGATCACCACGGCGGGGTTCGACCGCAAGAGCATCTGCTGGGAAATCTGGCGTTACGCCCTGGCCGTGCGAGACGGGGCGATCAAAGACGAGACCTTCCTGCCTGCGATCTACGCCGCCGATCCCGAAGACGATTGGACTAAGGAAGAGACTTGGCGGAAGGCAAACCCGAACCTCGGCGTGAGCGTGAAGCTCGACGACCTGCGGGTGCGGTGTAAGCGTGCCCAGGATATGCCGAGCGAGGAGAACACCTTCCGGCGGCTGCACCTGAACCAGTGGACCGAGCAGGATACGCGCTGGCTGCGCATGGAGCACTGGGCACAGGGCAACAAGCCGTGCCCGGTGATGCTCGACGGCCGGGAGTGTTTCGCGGGCCTCGATCTCGCCAGCACGTTTGATACCACCTGCTTCTGCCTGCTGTTCCAGTTGGACGATGGCACGTTCTGGGTGGAGCCGCACTTCTGGATTCCCGAGGACAACATGCGGGAGCGGGTGAAGCGGGATCGCGTGCCCTATGACCAGTGGGCGAAAGAGGGGAAACTGCACCTGACGCACGGCAACGTCACCGACTTCGACCAGGTGCGGGCCGACATCATGGCCCTGACCAAGAAATACAACGTCCGGCAGGTGGCGATTGACCGCTGGAACGCGACCCAGTTGGCGACGCAACTGCAAGGCGATGGCGTGAATGTCTTAGGTTTTGGGCAGGGCTACGGCTCGATGAGTTCGCCCGCCAAGCAGCTTGAGGCGCTGGTGGTGGGCGGCAAGTTGCACCACGGCGGGCATCCCGTCTTGGCGTGGCAGGCGTCGAACGTGGCGATTCAGCAGGACCACGCCGGAAACATCAAGCCCAGCAAGGCGAAATCCAACGAACGCATCGACGGCATCGTGGCGCTGACGATGGCCCTCGGCATTCACGCGACGGCCACGGCCCCGCCCCCCGAACAATCCTGGGACATCCTGAGCATATGAGCGAAAACGCCGCCGCCGATTTCAAGATGTTCGACCTGCGTGGCATCGACTGGCCCGAGGTTTCGTCGAGTCGCACGCCCTCGGGCATCCGCGTCAACGCCGACAACAGCATGGCCTGCTCGGCCTACACGGCCTGCATCCGCGTGATCTCGGATGCCGTCTCCGCGTTGCCGCTCCACGTTTACGAGCGGATGGCAAATGGCGGTAAGGCGAAGGCTACTGCCCACCCTGTGTATCGTCTCCTGCACCAGCAGCCGAACCCCTGGCAGACGGCGCAGGAGTTCCGCGATTGGATGACCGGCATGTACCTGCACTACGGTGCGAGCTACGCCGAGATTCGCCCCGGTGCTCGCGGTGCCGTCTCGGAGTTGTGGCCGTTGCACTCGTCGCGGATGGAAGTGGAGCGGCTGGAGGACGGCCGCCTGCGGTACATCTACCGCGAGCCGAACGGGCGGCAGACGACCTATTCGCAGGAGCAGATCTTCGCCCTGCGGTTCACCACGGAAGACGGGATTCGGGCGGTCCCCACATACAAGATTTTCCAGAACGCGATCGGGCTGGCCCAGGCGTTGGAGGCCCACGGCAGCACCTACTTCGGCAACGGTGCCCGGCCCGGCATCGTGCTGGAGAGCGACAACCCGATTCCGGTGGAGGCGGCCGAGCGGCTCCGCGAGCA